GGGTAATCGTGCCCTGATCAATTGTCCACATGTTAATGCCACGGTTAGCCCAGTCTGAGAACATGATGTTTAAACTGCGCCTAGCAGTTCTTAAATCATATCCAGAACGCATTTCCTGTCCGGCACGCTCAAACGCTTCCTCACAAAGTTCTGTGAGGTTTAGATTAAACGATGCTGAACCGGATGTTTGTGCCATGATTAATTAGCTACGTTAGATGATGCTTGGTCTTGGGCTACAGAATTTGTCTCTTCAGGTGCTGGAGCATCCACCACAGGATCTGGAGCAGGTGCATCGACCACAGCAACAGGAGCAGGGGCGGGAGCAGGAGTAGGTTCAGGATCGACTTCAGGAGCGGGAGGATTGACGTGAGCATCTAAAGCCTCAAATATTTTTTGTGTTTCTTCACTAACAGTACCGTGCATACTTAGTTGCACTTGAACCATATGTTTGACTAAGCTGAGTAAGTGTTCTGCGTTCTCTTCAAGATGTTTAAGTAAACTCATTTTTTCTTCCTTGTCTTGGCTGATTGAATAAAATCTTCCTTGGTGGGAGCACCTTTGCTGCCCGGCTTTCTCATCTTCTCACCCGAACCTTGGGCTATCCTTTTTTGCTTTGCATGGATATTGGCATAAAGTCCAACCTTGCCGCCTTCTTTATATTCGGTGAAATCAGTATCATCACGGCGTGCTTTCTTCTCGCCAGTAGGCATTTTTGATGACCGTATTGCACCCATACCGCGTGATGCCATCATATGATCCTTCCTTTGGTTTTGCCTTTCATTGCAATTCCGTCACCGCGGCTAGATGATTTAGTCATAGGTTTGCTCATCTTTGATGATTTGTTAACCTTGCTAACACCACCCTTAGCCATTTTTTTAACGCTACCGCCAGTCTTTTTGCCTTGGGCAGCTTTTAATTTATCAACCAATTCTTTTGATTTTTCAACAGCTTTCTTTGATCTTTCTAGCTGCTCTTCCTTGGACGGTGCTTTCTTACGGCTTTCAGCCAACATACGTTCTTGCTCTTTCTCAGCTTGATAATTTCTCAAGTCTTCAAAAGAAGGCCCGCCTGTTCTGCTATAGCCTTGTGGCATGGTAGGACTAGCTGCCGGTACGGTTCTATCTGCCCCGCCTTGTCTGCCCTGACCACCTGCCAAGTAACTAATGCCTTGACCAGGAAAGTTTGCGCGATCTTGTGGAGGAGAATAAGAGGTTGGATCAGGTCCACCTTGTCTACCTTGTCCACCGGCTAAATAGCTAATGCCTTGACCAGGAAAGTTGCCGCGTTGATCCTGTTGCAATTGACCCATGTTAGATCCGCCAACAATCGCAGGATTGCCTGGCGCATATTGCTGCATTTGATCAGGAGATACTTGCGGACGCGCCTGTGCAGTTTGCGGAGCTTGGTACTGAGTGGGCGTTGTGAGCATTGCTCGACCAGGTCTTACCATTGTGGTATTACCTGCTTGGCCTAATCCCGTAGCTCCAGTTGGATCATCGTAATCTGAATACATTGCATCAGATAAAGGACGACCTGTAGGCGGCGAAGCCTGTGGAGCTTGCCCAGCCTGGCTTGCTTGATTTGCTTGGCTTTGCTTGTAAACGCCCATGCCAAGAGCGGCTAAGGCCGCTAACCCAGCTAAGTTTTGAGAAGAGGCCATGTTAGCTCCTTACTTTTTCATTTTACCTGTGTAGCCACCGCCGCAAAGCTTTTGAACTTTCTCATGCTCTTTCATGTGACCAGCAGCGTGCTGACCATAGAAGTGGTGGTGATGCTTGTGTCCGTCACCGCCGTACATCTTCTCGATGTGGTCAGGATGAATGGTGTGTGAAGGTGTATCTTCGTTCATTAATGGTGGATGATCATTTTTCATGGTAGCTCCTTAACAGTATTTACCTTTGGTTAAACCCCTTTGCTGAATGGAATGCTCACCGCGACCTTTTTTGCCACCTGTTGTTACAGGCTCCATAGGCTCACCATAAACAAATCCACCTTTAGCGTACTTCTTAACTTTTCCGCCCTTCTTCATGGTGTTGACTTCTGGGCCATCACCAATCATGTTGCCCTTCATTTTAGGCATCATTGCTCTTGTAGCACCACGTTTTTCAACACCGTGCTCACCATGAGGCTTCTTTTTGTTTGATCCCTTTTCCACGTCCTCAGACATGCTTTTAGAACCCATAGTTTCGGACATACCGCCCTTTGCCATCTTTTTCATAATTCCACCCTTTTTAAATAAAGACTCACCGCCGTGTTGAGTTTTAGGTTCGTTCACAGCCTGAGAGTTAGCTCTTGATTTAGCGCCGCCACTGAATTTCATACCTTTATCAGCGCTAGTGAAGTCTTCGCCAACCGATTGGGGTATGCCCATCTTCTTAGCAAACGCTGGGTTGTGAGCCACCGCTGCCATCAGATTATGTTGTTTTTGACTGCTACTAGGCATTTACTTTCCTTTGACTAATAAGCTCATCAATCTTTGCTTCAAGCCTGTTAAAGCGTTGGTCAATGTGGTCGTTAATTCTGTTAATTTCTGTTTGGGTGACGTACTCACGAGCATTCTCCTCTCTGGTTTTGTTTAACAATATATCAATACGCTTGATTTCGTCAAACTTTTCCTTAAGTAAAAACCCTACAATTGCCAGTAAAACAGACAACACAGAGTTCCACAACATCATTACGTTCAATTCCATTTAACACTTCCACGCTTTAAGTGATTTATTAATTCTGCTGTTTGGGTCTTTTGCTGTTTTTTCTGACGTTAACTTCTTCTTCATTCCTGTCATCCGGGCGCAGAAGGAGTCCTTGCGAGAACCTCCCTCTGGCTGTGGCGGCTTGAGGTTGTGACCCTCTTTCTTGGCAGATGCTCGGCCTTTGGCATTCAATCCACCATTGGGATTCTTGCCTTCCTTGCGTTGCCATGCGGGGGTCTTAGCCATTACGCCATCGCCTCTTGACAGACTACGTTAACTTGAAGTGTTACACCGCCAGCGTTAGCGCAAGTAACCGCAACCGTCAAAATGTCCGCTACGTTACCCCTGACGTTAGTCAATACGGGGAAGAAATTTGTCAAATCAAGCTGTTGCAAACCGTTAGGAGGTGTAGAGAATGCGTACACAACCTCACCACCAGATAATGATGTAGCACTTAAATCCTGTTCCGCAAATGAATTATATGAACCAAGAGTATTCAAAGGAACAAAGCTTGCGCCTGTCAAAGACACTTGGTTTGTAGGTGTAGATGCAATCAATTCAACCAAACAAGTTTGTGAAGAATTTAACAAAAGAGTCTGCGGCAATAATTGACCACGATCAATCAAGCCAATCTGGTAGCTGTTTCCAGAAGCAGGTGGGTTACCCAAAGGCAATCCTGTTACCACATCACCAAATGTCAATGTACTTGTTGTGTTAGATGTGATACGACCTGTATAAGAACTTGTTGCACTAGCACCAGAAGTATAGTTTGTTGGGTTTACGTTGCCCCATATCACAGTAACTGTGGTAGTTGGGTTTGTAGTAGGAATGCTTACAGAGAAAATACCATTCATTGCGGCTGGAGTTGAGCCGCTGATGGTAATTACATCACCTTGTTTTAGTCCGTGAGCAGAGCTAAAAGTAATGGTAGATGAGTACTGGGTTAAACCTGCAATCGTTGAACTAGCTGGGTTAGAGATAGCGCTGATTGATGGCAAACTTGCTGTGTAATACACAAACTTACCAACCCACTGATTTGCGCCCCAGTATGTAGCTGTAGGCGTAGATGTGAGTGTTGCACCATTTACCAATTGAATTGGCAGGATCATGGTGGTTGTTGTAGGTACGTTTTGGATTAACCAAGTCTGAGCGGCATATGTTGATGTAGCCGTCAAAGTACCAGAACCTGTAGTCTGGGTTGTGCTAACTTGATAAGTACCTAAACCGCCTGGAGCGTAAGAGTTGTATGTTCCGGCTGCTTGTGCTGTAAATGCTTTGTTAAGCGTAATCGTAGCGCCGTTTACTGCGGTAATAAATGTGCTTGCAGGAACGCCTGTCCCGGCAAATATTTGACCTACAGCAAATGACGTTCCGGCAGCTAACACAACCACGCTTGATCCAACTGCGCCACCGCTTGAGAAAGCTTGTGAGCCTACAGCAGAACTTGTGGCGGTTAACTGAGCAACAATCGTAGGAGATCCTGTAACGCCTGTGCCAGACAATACTTGTCCTGGTTGTAACGCTCCAGTAGCAACCGCTGTTGTTACAGTCAGTGTTGTTCCAGAGAATGCATAATTGCCTGTAGCAATAGTAGCCGTCTCTGTAAATGAGCTGAGGGTTACATACTGAGCAGGACTGTTGGCGTTAGCCGTGTTAGTTACTGCATAGCCATGAGCAGATGCAAATGTAACCAAAGCTTGACCGCTATTAGGCTGACCAACCACGCTAGAAATAGCAGGAGTGGCTGCGCTGATTGTCAAAGTTTGTGCAGAGCCGCCAGTACAAGCAGCGTTAGTCTGATCAAAAATATCAGAGCCAACAGCTCTCATACGGAATGACATTGCAGGGTAGCGTGTAATTGCAGATGAAGGAGCACGGTTTTGAGTCTTAGCATCATTACCGTATGAATAGGTAAATCCACGCTGTTTGTCAATTGAACCTTCGATAAGCACTGACACACCATAGTGAGTCATTACAGATGAAACTGCACTACCTGTATCTCTTTGCTCATAGCGAACTGGCAAATTACCTGTGCGGCTCCAAGGCTTGGTCTGTGAAACGCCGTTTATAACGCCGTTACCGGTTCCAACTTGATGCAAAATCCAAGGTTCACCGTTAAGAACTACGCCCCAACGAAGCGCACCTGCTCCGTACCAGGCATATTCCATCCAAATCATTTGGACTTTAGTCCAGTCTAGTGCGCTAATGATGTTCTTACTACCGTTCCACTGACTGACCGGGAATATCGTATCTTGTGGCAAACCGCCTGAATCAGAGCGAATAACCACATACATAGCGTATGGATTGTCTGCTGTTGTAGCTCCATACTGCATAAAGAATATGCCGTTGGAATCATCAAAGATACCTACGCGTTGGTATTGTCCAGATACGGAAGCACCAAAGTTAACGTTAGATGCCATGTAAAAGGTCTTACCTGGCTGGTATCTGTGATAAGGACGGCTTTGACGGATCGTAATATCACCTGGAGTATTACCGCCGCCAATGGTCATTGACACGCCGCCAAGACCAGGATTTTGAACTATAGATGCCTGTCCAGAAACGTTTTGAATAACGTTTTCCCAACGAAGAGGCTGAACGCCGTACTCGAAGTCGGCATCATAAATATTCTGAGATTGACTGATTTTTAGCTTACCAACAACGTCACGAAGGCGTTGAGGAGCAATGAAT